ATGGAACCAAAATATTATGCTATGTTTGGTGGTGCTACAGGAGAATCAGACACTACATCAGGGCGTATATTTTTAGCTCCTACACCTAATACAAACTATAAATTTAGAGTGCACTATAACGTGGCACCAGCTCTTTTAGAGAGTGACAATACCAACTATATTAGCTTAAACTTCCCTAATGGCTTATTATATTGCTGTTTAGCAGAGACTTATGGCTTTCTCAAAGGTCCAGCAGATATGTTGACATTATACGAGCAAAAGTATAGAACGGAAGTACAGAAGTTTGCTAACGAGCAAGTTGGAAGACGAAGAAGAGATGACTACACAGATGGTGCAGTCAGAATACCAATAAACTCAGCAAACCCATAGGAGATAAAAAATGGCAATTACATCAGCAATTTGTACAAGTTTTAAAGTAGAGATATTAAAAGGTGTTCACAATTTTACAGCAACGACTGGTAACACTTTTAAAATTGCTTTGTATGATAGTGACGCAACTCTTGGTGCAGGAACTACAGCTTTCACAACGTCAGAAGAAATTACAAACACATCTGGAACGGCTTACACTTCTGGTGGCGCATCGTTAACAAGCGTGACTCCAGTTGCTGATAGCACAACTGCAGTTTGTGACTTTAATAACGTAGATTTTACATCGGCTTCTTTTACAGCTAATGGTGCATTAATTTACAACTCATCTGCATCTGGAAACCCAGCTGTTTGTGCAATCGCTTTTGGTTCTGATAAAACAGCAACCAACGGAACTTTTACAATTCAATTTCCTACAGCAGACGCTACCAACGCGATCATAAGATTAGCATAGGAGGACCACTATGTCGGTTCAATCAGGATGGGGTCGATTCACCTGGGGACAAGCATATTGGAATCGTGATGCTTTACTTGCAACTGGATGGGGTGCAAAAGCATGGAATGATGGTGAGTGGGGAAATCTAGCAGACGAAACAGTTTCATTAACAGGCATTGCAGCTACATCTTCAGTAGGGACATTAAATTTAATTGGTAACGCTTTAGTAGAACCAACGGGTGTTTCATCCACAGCATCAACAGGTTCTATTTCACCGGTTATACCAAAGACAGTAGAAGTTGGTGGAGTATCTTTTCAATCATCTGTTAATTCAATCACAAATGTTATAAATGTATCTTTTGCTGTATCTGGATTATCTTCAACAGCAGCCATTGGTGTAATAGATCCTGCAGATCAATTTATGGGACTAACAGGGCAAGCTATAACTTCATCACAAGGGACAGCAGTTGCACCAAACGAGGACGTATCACCAACAGGACAAGCTATAACTTCATCACAAGGGACAGCGATTGCAACAACAAGTAACGAAGCAGCTGTTAGCGGTCAACAAATAAATAGTGGCATAGGTTCTGTTGTGGTGCCAAATGATGCAGCTATTTTAACAGGATTAAGAATAGAATCACAATTAGGTTCTTTAGTAGGATTAGGATCTTCTGTAATAACTTTAACTGGTCAAGCTGCAACCGCTTCAACAGGCAGTCTAACAATAGCTGATGTTATGGGATTAACGGGAGTTTCTGCTACAGCGTCTGTCGGAACTGTGGATCCAAAAGATCAGGTGATGGGATTAACTGGTGTTTCTGCTACAGCTAGTGTAGGAGCGGTAGATGTTATAGCATATGCTAATATTGACACCGGTTCGAACACGTCGTATAGTGACATTTCAACGGGTTCTAATACTTCGTATTCAGATGTTGCAACTGGCTCAAATACGAGTTATAACGACGTAACAGGAGAAGCAGCTTAATATGGCATCGACATATACACCCCTAGGTATTGAATTACAGGCAACTGGTGAAAATGCCGGAACATGGGGAACAAAGACAAATACAAATTTACAGATCGTAGAACAAGTATCTGGTGGATACACTACACAAGCAGTATCTGATTCTGGTGATACAACTTTATCAGTAACAGACGGTGGAACGGGTGCAACTCTTGCACATAGAATTATTGAATTTACAGGATCTTTAACATCAGGCAGAAACGTTACTATCCCTCTTGATGTACAAAACTTTTATATTTTAAAAAATGCAACGTCTGGTTCTCAAACTGTAACGTTTAAATATGCAACAGGTTCAGGAACTAGTGCTGCAATAGCAAACGGAAAAACTGTTATAGCCTACGCAAAAGCGGATGATGGCACTAATCCAAACATATCTACAGTTGCTCTGGCCGCTGATGTTGTTGACGATACATCACCACAATTAGGTGGTAATTTAGATACTAACTCTTTCATGATAGACTTTGATACCTCTCACGGTATTAGAGATGAAAACGGAAACGAACAATTATTTTTTAGTACAACATCTTCAGCTGTAAATTATGTAAACGTTACAAACGCTGCTACAGGTGGAGATCCAAAAGTAGCTGCAGCAGGTGATGACTCAAACGTAGATTTACAACTAGCACCAAAAGGATCTGGTGAAATTGTAGTTGGTACAGGATCAGCTGCATCAACAATTACATCAGCTGGCGCATATGATTTAGTCTTAGATACAAACTCAGGGACTAACTCTGGTGCGATTACTATTACGGATGGTGCAAACGGAAATATTAAAGCCTATCCAAATGGAACAGGATTAGTAGAAATTGGTGGTGCAACAAACGCTGGAACTATTCAACTTAACTGCGAGGCCAACTCTCATGGTATCAAGCTTCAAAGTCCCGCGCACTCAGCTGGTCAATCTTACACACTTATTTTCCCTACGGGAAACGTAACAGCAGATAGATTTTTAAAAGTTAATTCAGTAACAGGATCAGGTGCGACAGGTGTTGGTCAATTGTCTTTTTCTGAAGTATCTGGTGGAACATCTTGGCAAGCTGTAAAAACCACAGGGTTTACAGCAGTAGCAGGTGAAGGATATTTTTGTAATACAACATCAGCAGCGTTTACAGTAACTTTACCATCATCAGCAACACAAGGTGATGAAGTTTCAATAATAGATTACGCAGGCACTTTTGATACTAATAATTTAACAGTAGGAAGAAACTCACACAACATTCAGGGTTCTGCAGCAGATTTAACAGTGTCAACCGAAAGAGCTGGTTTTACATTGGTTTACGTAGACTCGACTCAAGGTTGGCTATTAAAGGATAAATAATAGCAATGTCTGAATATAAAGGTATAAAGGGGTTTCAAGTTCAAACCCGTACAGAGGATCCAAGCCCAACTGAGGTACAAGTTGGGGATTTTTTTTATAACTCAGCATCAGGACAGTTTAAAACTATAAATTCAGCTGGAGCAGCCACTGGAACGTGGTCGTCTGGCGGAGATTTAAATGAAGCAACTTATGCTAATGCCGGTGCAGGAACACAAACTGCTGGAGCAGAATTTGGAGGTAATGAAGGACCTGGTCAATCTAATACTACACATGAAAAATATGATGGCACGTCTTGGACAACAAGCACAGCCATGAACAATGGCCGTAGGGAACACATAGGTATAGGAGTTACAGATGCTGCTTATATAGCAGTAGGAGGAGAAAATCCTTCAGGAAATTATGACGGCGTTGAGGCTTGGGATGGTTCCTCTTGGGCTGAGGTCAATGAATTAAATACAGATAGACGAAGATTAAATGGTGGAGCTGCATACCAAGCAGGAATAGTTTATGGTGGATATTCTACGACTATCGCAAACAACACGGAAGAGTGGAACGGAGCTTCTTGGACAAACGCTGCAAATTTAAACGCAGGTAGAGATAGTATTGGCGGGGCAACACAAGTATATACCGCTTCTTTAGCTTTTGGAGGTCAAGCACCTTCAACTACAAACAACACTGAAAGTTACAATGGGACAAGTTGGACAGAAGTTAATGAAATGAACACAGCAAGATATGGATTAACAGGAACTGGAACTAATACCGCAGCTTTAGCTTTTGGTTCAGCAACAAATTCTCCAGACTCACTTACAGAATTTTGGAATGGGTCTTCATGGACAGAGGTAGCCGATTTAGCTACAGGTAGAGGATCAGGTATAGCTAAAGCCGGAATAAGCAATGCTGCTTTTGCTGCTGGTGGATATACTGGAACAGCTAGATCCGCTGCGACAGAAGAATTTAGTGCGGATGATTTTGCAATTAAGACAGTGACAACAAGTTAATTATGATTTATAAACAAGTAAAAGGAGGAAGAAACTATGGCATATAAATACTGTACAGCGACTAACTGGGGTAAAAATTTTTTCACTCACGAAGAGAGAAAACATTTCCACCTTTCAGGTCATCCTGGTGAAGTATGGGTTGTAGGCGATAATCTTTATGGTGATCAATGGATCGGTAAAGTAGCTGGTGCGATTAAAACAAAAGAAGAAGCACAAGCTATCGTTACTGGTAAAATCGAAGAGGCGCAAGCTGCTTGGGATTCAGAGTCAGATGATTACAAAGCTAATCACCCAAGACCAGTAGTATATAATCTTCCATAGTCTTAACCTATGGCTAAGTATTCGGATATAAAAGGATTTACAGTCCAGACATTGTCATCAGACACTGTTGACAACGCTGTCCCTGTGGGAACATGGGCTAGTGGAGGTGCTTTAGGAACTGCAAGAGTCGCCAAAGGAAGTTCTGCAGGAACTCAAAACGCTTCGTCTGTTTTTGGTGGTCAAACTGCACCTGGCTTTACTGATATTCATGAACAGTACAACGGAAGTTCATGGACAACAGCCACAGAAATGACTACAGCAAGACTCACTAACGCTGGGGCAGGAACTTATAATTCATCTTTTGCTCCAATAGGAAAAAATCCTAGCACCACAAGAGTTAATAATAATGAAGCTTGGAATGGTTCTTCATGGGCTGAATCTGCTGATGTAAATACTTCAAGAAGAGATGGTGGTGGAACAGGTGCTTCTCACACAGACGCAGTAATTTTTGGAGGTGCTGAATTTGATTCTCCTCCAGGTTCACAATCTGCTAAAACTGAAAAATATAATGGATCAAGTTGGAGTGAATCAGGGGATTTAAACACAGCTAGATCATCATCTGGTTCTGCTGGAGTAGTAAGCACAGCTGCTTTATTTTTTGGACCACCAGCTAAAACAGAACAATTTAACGGAGCAGCTTGGACAGAGGTTGCAGAATTAAACACAGAAAGACAATATGCAGGTGGAGCTGGAACATACACAGCTGCATTAGCAATTGGTGGTGATCAAGATCCAGGAATAACTGCGATAACAGAGTTTTGGAACGGAACGACTTGGACAGAAGTAGCTGATCTTGGAACTGCTAGAAGACAAAGCTCTGGTTCAGGTGTTGATGTATTAGCTTTAGCATCAGGTGGATACACAACAACACAAGTTGCTAACACCGAAGAATTTACATCGCCAATGTTAGTTAATCAAAAAGTAGAAGGACAAATATTTTTTAATTCTACAACAAACACTTTTAAAGAAACAATAGTAGACTTGGCTGGTGCAACGTGGGCTAGTGGTGGAAATATGAATAC